AATGCAGTTCAAACACAATTATTTTAATATGACTTATAAACTAATTTACGCTAACTTTCAGGTTTGGTATTTCCCGAGTAGACAATTAGCACTTTGGAAAAAGAAACAACTAATTGCAACGGGTAATTATTCACGTGAATTTAAAATAGAAATATGCTAACTATAACCAACGAAGATAATATGTTATTAATGGCACGTTATCCTGATAACTATTTTGATTTGGCAATTGTTGACCCACCTTATGGGATAGGGGCAGAGAATCACGCAGGAAAAAAAGAAAACGGTTGGAAACAATGGACTGTAAAAAATTGGGATAATTCAATCCCTAATAAAGAATATTTTGAAGAATTAAAAAAAGTTTCTAAAAACCAAATTATTTGGGGTGGTAATTATATGACTGAATTTTTACAACCTTCAATGGGTTGGATTATTTGGGATAAAGGACAAAGAGATTTTAGTTTAGCAGACGGAGAAATGGCGTGGACTTCATTTAATAAAGCTATGAGGATTTGGGAGTATTCGAGAGCAAAAACAATAACAGATAATAAAATACACCCCACTCAAAAACCCGTTGCACTTTACAAATGGCTACTTGACAAATACGCAAAACCAAACGATAAAATACTTGACACTCACTTAGGTAGTGGAAGTATTGCAATAGCTTGCCACGATTACGGATTTGACCTTACAGCGTGTGAACTTGATAAAGAGTATTTCGATAAAGCAATGACAAGAATTAACAACCATGTAGCACAACAAAAACTATTTTAATGAAACCATACACCCTAAAACAATTTATTGATTACGTCCATTTAATCGATTGCCTAAATTCAACGATGCCTGCGCATACAATTACTAAAAAGAAGTACAGCTTAACAAAACGCAAAGCAACGCAAAAACGAATTACAGAACTTCAAACAGATGAACGTGGCGTACCTTTCGAAGTAACAAAGCAACCGTTAGTTACCAAATCGGTAATCGATACGAATGGAATAACAAAACTAATCGTTGATTACATACACTACATTTACCCTAAGTCTTCAACTTTTCAACGAATTTCAAGTGAAGGGAAATGGCGTAAAGGAATAGGTTATATTCCAAGTGAAAATAAAGGACTTTCAGATGCAGAAGGAATGGTTAATGGGCGTTTCTTATCACTTGAATTAAAAGTTGGTAAAGATAGGCAACAAGAATCACAAAAAAAGCGACAAATCAAAGTGGAAAACGATGGAGGAATTTATTACCTTTGTAAGTGGACGGACTTTGAAACGTTCCAAACTGAAATGCAAAATTTAATACCAATAGAATGAAAGCAAATAAAGTAGCAATTATTGACGTTTACGAAAATGGTATTTTTGTGCGTAAATTAGAATCTGTTTGGTCAAATTTGCCAAATTTAGAATTACAATGTACCTTTGAAATAACTACTCAAAAATTAGAATGCAAAACACAAATTGATAATCAACTTTTTGATTTTATAGAAAATGAAGTTATAAAATTTTTAACGATATGAATGCAATAAAAACAAAACTAAGCGAAGTTAAATTAAACCCAAACAACCCACGACTAATTAAAGATGATAATTTTAAGAAGTTAGTTCAATCGATCAAAGACTTTCCCGAAATGCTAGATATTCGACCTATTGTAGTTAACGCAGATATGGTAATCCTTGGCGGAAATATGCGGTTTAAAGCGTGCAAAGAAGCAGGTTTAAAGGAAATACCGATTATCGTTGCCGATAACCTTACGGAAGAACAACAACGAGAATTTTTGATTAAAGATAATGTTTCAGGTGGCGAATGGGATTGGAGTTTATTAAGCGAATGGGATACGGAGCAATTGGAAGAGTGGGGGTTGGATTTACCGTTAGACAATGAAGATAATCAAAAAGGGAAAATCAAAAAAGAAAACTTAACTCCATTTATTAAAACACATATTTTAATAAGTTTTCCGCCTGAAAAAATGATTGATATACAAGAATACATTAGTAAAATTTGTTTAATAGAAAGCGTTGAATATGAGCAGTCAAACAATTAAAACAAATAATGATTTAAATTTACTTAATTCAAAAATTCAATTACGAATAAACAGTATTGAACATCTAGAAGGAGAAATTAAAGTTTTAGAATTATTTGGAGGAGAAGGTGTTTTGTGGGACCAAGTAAAAAAAGAAACTGGAAAAAATATTAAAGTTTTAGGTATTGACAAAAACAAATATAAAAGAGTTCAGTTGCAAGGGGATAATTTAAAATTTATGGATTCATTAAACCTTAATTATTTTGACGTTGTTGACGCTGATGCGTGGGGTAGTCCTTTTTATCAAGTTGAAAAAATAATTAATTCTGGGTACAAAGGAATTGTTCATTGCACTTTTATACAAACAATGATGGGTCAACTTTCTAAAGAAATGCTTTTTAAAATAGGTTACTCAAAAACAATGATTGAAAAAATACCATCTTTGTTTAATAAAAACGGAATTGATAAATTTAAAAACTACCTTGCTATTAAAGGAATTTCACAAATAAATATTGTTTCAGATAATAAAAAAAACTATCTTTATTTTAATTTGGTTAATTAGTTGGTAATGAGTAATTTAGTAAAAAAAACGAAATGGAATTGATACATAAACAAAACGAATTTATAACTACAGTAAAGCACTTAGAAAAACTTTATAATATTAAGGAATGCATGGAAAACCATATCGGTGGTTCTTATAAAATAAGTAAAAAACTATTTACCAAAAAACAAATAGAAAAGGATCCGATAAGCAAAAAAGAGGATTTGATTATTTTAGATAGGATTTTAAAAAGCATTGATTATTATAAACAATTATAATGGCATACGATAAACAAAAGATTTTTGACCAAGCAAAGGAAATGATTGTTAAACACAAGTTGTTTTTCTTTGATGATATTATAGCTTTTTTACCAATCGCTTCAAGCACTTTTTATTTGTGGGAAATGGAAAAATCGGAGGAGCTAAAAGAATTATTAAACCAAAATCGCACCGAGTTAAAAGTTTCAATGCGTTCAAAGTGGTATAAATCAAACGCTCCTGCTTTGCAAATGGCATTAATGAAACTAATCGCAACGCCCGAAGAATTAAAGAAACTTTCAATGAACCACAATGTTCAGGAAGTTACCGTAATCGAGCAACCTTTATTTCCAGATGAATGAATTGGTTAAGTGAAGTTGCAAAGAACCATAAGAATTATGTAAAAGTAATTAACAGTTTTGGCGAGTATTTTTATGCTGAAGATTTGGTGCAAGAAATGTATTTGCGACTAGACCGAAACAAGCAACCCGAACAAATTATTGTTAACGGAAAAGTGAATGAATACTATATTTATTTAACGTTGAAATCTATATTTTTAAACTTTGTAAAAGCAAAAGAGCAAGTTTATAAAACAAATGATTTACCTTTGAACATTGAAGCCGTTGACAATACAGAATACTACGAAGCACAATTTCGTTTTAATAGCATTGTTGAAGCTGAAATTGATAAGTGGGAATGGTACGATGCAATGTTGTTTAGGTTGTATTTAGATAGCGGAAAATCAATGCGAGATATTTCGGACGGAACGACAATTAGTCTGCGTTCTGTATTCGACACGTTGGCAGAATGTAAACGTAAATTGAAAGCGAACTGTAAAGAAGATTATGAAGATTTAATTAATAACGATTACGAATTGATATGAGTTGTGAATTACTAAAACCCATAAAAATAAGCGTTGGAGATTTAATACATGATATTGAAGATGGAGATTGTTATTTTATTGGAAAAGTTACTGAAGTTAAAAACAATGTAGTAACTAAATATAAATTAATTAGTATTATTTGGAACGGCGAAGAAGATACAAAATGCGAAGATTTGAATACTGAAATAGAACCACGTTGGTGGTATTACACAAAAAATTAATATAATGGCAAAAAGAAAACCAAAAGGATTAGGCGATACTATCGACCAAATCACAACAGCAACTGGAATTAAAGCACTTGTTAAATTTGTAGCAGGGGAAGACTGCGGTTGCGACCGCCGAAAGGAAGCGTTAAACAAACTATTTCCTTACAATAAACCCAATTGTTTAAACGAAGCAGATTACAATTTTCTACACGAATTTTTTACAGTTGCAAGGGGTTCAATAGTTCCCTCCGTTCAATACCGATTAAACGAAATTCACACTAACGTTTTTAACAAGGTAACGAACTTCACTAATTGCACAAGTTGTTTAGCGGATAGGGTCAACGCACTAAAAAAAGTTTATGTTCAAACGAACGACAGCCGTCAACAAGATACGGCAATTGAAGAAACGAATTAAGATAATTCAGGGCGGAACTTCGGCTTCAAAAACATTTTCTATTTTAGCGGTCCTAATTGATTATGCAGTTAAAAACCCAAACAGCGAAATAAGTATTATTGCTGAATCAATACCACATTTAAGACGTGGGGCTTTAAAGGATTTTATTAAAATTCTAAAATGGACGAACCGTTATAACGATGAATGTTTAAACAAATCGTTATTAACATACACAATGAAATGCGGTTCTGTTTTCGATTTCTTTTCGGCAGATGATTCAAGCAAATTAAGAGGTGCAAGGCGTGATATTCTTTATATGAACGAATGTAATAATATGACCTTTGATGCTTATAACGAGCTTTCAATAAGAACAAAAAAACACGTTTATTTAGACTTCAACCCGGTCAATGAATTTTGGGTTCACTCCGAATTAAAAGACGACCCGAACGCAGATTTTATAATACTTACTTACCTAGATAATGAAGCGTTAGATGATTCTATTATTCAGCAAATAGAGAATAATAAAAAGAAAGCGCTAACGTCAAATTATTGGGCCAATTGGTGGAAAGTTTACGGCGAAGGACAAATCGGAATGCTAGAGGGCGTTGTATTCAGCAACTGGAAAACAATCGATTCAATACCAACGGATGCTCGTTTATTAGGAATAGGATTAGACTTCGGGTACACCAATGACCCAACTTCAGCAATTGCAGTTTATAAGTGGAATGACAAACGTATACTCAAAGAATTGTTTTACCAAACGGGAATGTTAAACGGTGATATTGCAAACCTATTGCCAAAAGATACTTTGATTTATGCAGATAGTGCCGAGCCGAAAAGTATTGAAGAAATACGGCGCAGGGGGTTGCAGATTTACCCAGCAACGAAAGGCAAAGATTCAATTAATTACGGAATTGATTTGATGCAACAGCAAGAATACTTAGTAACTTCGGAAAGCGTAAATTTAATTAAAGAACTTCGTGGGTATTGTTGGGACGTTGATAAGACTGGCAAGCAACTGAATAAACCGCAAGGGGGAAAAGACCACGCAATTGATGCGGTGCGTTACCACGAAATGGAATCCATAAGCACAAACAAAGGCGTGTATAACATTTATTGATTAAAATAGTTTATATATTATGAAAGTAGAAATTACTATTCCAACATCTATTGCTGAAATACCTTTGGTTAATTACCAAAAGTTTGTTAACGCTTCGCAAAATAGCGAGGACGAACAATTTTTAATGGAGCAAATGGTTCAATGTTTTTGCGGTATTGAATTAAAATCTATTGCAAAAATACCGATGAATGATTTAACGGATTTAATTCTTTCGCTTACTGAAACGTTAAAAAGCGAAGGGAAATTTCACGAACGTTTTAAAATAAAAGATTTGGAGTTTGGTTTTATTCCGAATTTAGAAAAAATAACTTTTGGCGAATACGTTGACCTAGAAAATTACTTACAAGACGTTTCTAATTTCCACAAAGCAATGGCAGTTATGTACCGACCAATTAAAGAAACAAAAGGCGAACGGTATTCAATACACGATTACAACGGTAGCGACGAATACAGCGATTTAATGAAGTTTGCACCGTTGGAGATAGTAAAGGGAGCGAATGTTTTTTTTTGGAGTTTAGAAAAAGAATTATTGATGGCTACGCTGACATATTTGGAGACGGAAATGCAGAAACTAACGAAGGAAGACTTAGCGAACGCAGTCAATTTGGAAAACAGTGGGGTTGGTATGGAAGCATCAATGTACTCGCTCAGGGAGACGTTACAAAGTTTGATGCAGTTACCAAATTGGGACTCCGAAAATGTCTCACTTTTCTCACGTTTAAAAAACAAAGCGATGAAATTCAGGAGCGAGAATTTAAACGAATAACTAAACGGCAATGAGTAAAGATTTAAGAGCGGAAGCATTACAAAAGTTCGTTGACGGAGTTGTTAAACAAGCAAGAACGAATTTAACTAGACGTAAAAAAAACGCATCTAAGAAACTTTACAATTCAATTAAAGGAGATAGCGAAGTTTACGAAAATTCTATTCGCATCGGTTTTTCAATGGAAGATTACGGGTTTTTTCAAGACCAAGGGGTAAAGGGAAAAGACCCTAGCAAAGTTTCACCGAATGCAAAGATAAAAGGTCAACAAGCACCCAACAGCCGTTTTAAATTTGGTTCTGGAAGTCGAGCAGGTTCGTGGTTAAGTTTTGTTTCAAACATAGCAGTTTGGGCAGCTAGAAAAAACATAAGACTTCGTGACGAAAAAGGCAAATATAAAAAAGGTAATTACAATACAATAGCGCAAATAATAGCAGGGAATATTTACAACCGTGGTATTAAACCAACGATGTTCTTTTCCGATGCTTTAGAAACGAAATTAAAGAAATTACCAACTGAATTAATAAACCCTTATGTATTAA